AGTCGTAAAGATGATAAGGAGGATTAATATGAAAACAACTGACAATAAGCCTTTAACAAATGATGATATATGGTTTAGAAATAAAACACTAAAGGTACGAAATGTAGTAATTGAGCTAAGGCCAAGTCCTGAAAAACCTGCAGGCCAGGAATGGGAATATCTGGAAGATGATAGGATAGAGAGGGCTATCTGTAATCAGGTAGATGATTTAGTTGAAATATTTATGGAATCTGGCAGGGTTTATGTTTGGTTTAGTCCGCTAGCTGAGAATATAGCTGATACCTGTATAAAACTTGTAGAAAATGAGCGTAAAACTTATGCCACTTAAAAAAGGAAAGTCAAAAAAAGTTATAAGCTCTAATATTTCTGAGCTTGTAGGTTCTGGAAGACCTCGAAAACAGGCGATTGCTATAGCTCTTAGTAAAGCGGGTAAAGCTAAAAGAAAGGGTAAAAAATGATGAATGAAAAATATGAAAAGTTCGAGCATGATTTACTTACTGATAATTTTACAGATATACTAATAGATAAAGAAAGCATTGAGTTTAATTCTCCAGTAAAATATATAATTACTAAAAAAGATGGTAAGCTGTTAGTAGAAATTCCTTTTCAAAAAGGGCCTATAAAATGCCAAGGGGTTAATGGAGTATTTATGGAGGACTTATTAGCTATATGTGTTAGCCAGCTTAAGTATTTTCAAAATAGTGTGCTCAATTGTCAAGAGAATCAAAAAGCTATAGAGAAAATAGAAGAGGCTATGATGTATTTGAGAAAAAGGACTGCTAATAGAATTAGAAGAAAAGTACAAGGATTATATGAGGTGTGATTATGCAGCAAAATAGATTTAGGTCTAAAGTTGTTTGGCTTTCAGTTTTAAGCCTTATTTTACTAGTATTGAATAATTATGGCGTATTTGATAAGATAGGTATGTCCAGTAGTACTGCTGAGGCTATTGGAATAGGTATATTATCAATACTTGTAGGGTTTGGAATTATAAATGACCCTACTAATGGGAGTGGAGTTTAAATGTATGCAGAAGCTATAATAATTATAATTATTTTAATACTTGTAGCGGTAGAATGTAAAGATGAGGTAGATTAGATGGATTTAATGGTTTCAACACATGTACCAGAAGAATATTTAAAAAGCTTAAGTGTGTGGGAGTGTCTTGCTAATTGTGAGCCTAAAGAAAATGCCTATTATGAAGAATTACTAAAAAGGCTTAAAGGAATAAAAAAACTTTTTTATCAAGAAAATGATGAGTTATATTCTTCAGATAAGCAGCTTTTGTTATATAGATATATAGAGGGGGGAGGATGAATAATGGGTTGGTGTGCAATAGATTTTTGCAATGATGTCTGGGAAATAGTAAATAAATATGTTCCTGAAAAGGATAAGAAAAAAGTTGCTACAAAAATTTATAAAAGGTTTAGGAACGAAGATATGGATGATATCTGTGGCGATACTCCAATAGAAAAATATATATCAGAAAAGGACATATAGCATGAAAAATAAATTAAAAATAGCAGGGCTTGACTATGAGATAATGCTAGAAAAAGATATTGCTAGAGACATTGCTTTAGGACTACACTGCGGAAATTCTGCTACTATAAAGGTAGATGCAGGTTTAAGAGATATTGTAAAGCAAAAGGTATTATTGCATGAAATATTAGAGGCTATAAATTATGAGTATGAATTAAAATTAGAGCATGAGAAGTTATCAGTTTTGGATTCAGCACTATTTGAAATATTTAAAAACAAAGAAAATGCCTGGTTATTAAAGTATATAGGAGAATAAGTATGGCTACTATAGGGGATCATAATAAAATAATAGGTTATCATTTTAGCGGAAATAAGCACTTAAAGCATGTGCTTTCCAGTAAAGAAATCAAGGATATGACTTTAATAGAGGAGCGTTTTCCTTTAACTAAGCTGCCTGTTTGTGCCCATTGCGAAAAACTAGGGCTGTGGACCAAGGATTTTCTTACTGGAAAGCCATGTGGGTACTGCAAGTCTTGTGGAAGTATTACAAGGCAGCCTGTTACTTATGCTACTTATCTTGCCCAGAAGCAGGATATAGACCCTACTGGTGCATCATTTCGGCAGATGACAGAAGTAGATAAAAAGTGCGAAGATTATAAAAGGATGGTATATTTGCCAGACTTTAAGAATTTGGAGGAGCAATGTAAGTGAAGGATTTATTTTTCTGGGCAGTTGAATATAGGTTTTTTAATAAAGTTTATGGTGAGTATGAGTGTCACAAAGCAAGTGGTGTGATTGTGCATTATATTAATTTAAGAGCTAATTTAGCACTAGAAGGTACGAGGTTAATTCATAGAATCCAGGAGCATGTAGCAAAAGAAAAAGGTATAGAGCTGGATTCAGTGATTGTAATGAGTTTATCGAGGCTTACTGATGTTAATAACTATAATGATGAAAGTGAATATATAAGGGGTGTTATAGAATGAGTAAAAAATATAAATTTAAGAAAAAAGATGATGGTTTTGAGTTATATATTGGTGCTAAGTTAATTTTAGCTAAGCCTATGGACAGGCATACTTTTTTAAAGGAGTACAGAGCTGGAGTAAACACTATTGATACAGAAAATGAGTCTGGATGGGCGGTTAAATATGCAGACAAGTATGTAAGCTGGTCACCTGATGAGGCGTTTAGGGCTTATAGAAAGGTAAATGACGGAGAGGGCTCTATGTTTTTTAGTATGTTACAAGTAGCCGAAGAAGAGGAGGATGATATTTAATGAGAAGTGATCCAGGAGAAGTGCAGTATAAATTTAATAATTTAATAAATAAAACAGCTGATATGGCTCAGATATATGATGCTAATGTAAAGAGAAAAATTATAATAACGGATAATGAATGGCTTGACAGGTACCCGTATGCTACTACTAAATTAAGAGGTAAAATAAAGCCTTTAGAGTATGGTTTTACTGACCTTTATTATGGTGGCAACATAGACAGCTGTTGTATAGTAGTCGGAGAGCCTTATATTTTATTGGTTGATGCTGACTTAAAGACAATAGGAATATATATCCCTGATGAGAATTTAGAAAAGCTAAAGCTTCAAGAATTAAAAGATTTATGTGATAGATTTAAGAAGGAGTATAAAGCTGATACCACTAAAGCGCAGTTGATAGAATTATTGACAAAATAATTTTTTTTGCATATAATCAAGGTAGTAGTATTTACTACTACTCTTCTGCCTTAAGTTAAAGGTGCTACTCCTAATTCATGGGAGGTTAAAAATTCATGGACGATGAAAAAAAGAAAAGTGAAGAAAATTTAGAGGCCAATGAGCCCGAAGAAAACGAAAACCTTGATTCTACTGAAAATGAAGAGCCCGAAGAGGTCGATGATAATGAAGAAGTAGATGAAAGTGAAGAGCCCAAAGAGGCCAAGGAAGAAAGTGTACCCTTGGCTACATTTTTGTCTGAAAAAAAGAAGCGAAAAGCTTTAGAGGCTAAATTAGCTGAGAAGGAAGATGCTGAGTTTGATAATAGTATTAAGGCCAAAAAAGCTATTATCAAAAAGCAGTGGCTTGATAATGGATTTGATGAACCTACGGCTACAGCTGCGGCTGAAATGGCTGCTACTATATATAGTGATTTTGGTACACTCAGGCAGTCAAAGAAGGATATGATTCTTGATACTCAGATAGATGATTTATCGACGGATAGTTTCTATGCAGATATTAAGGATTATAAGGAACAAATTAAAAATAAAATTAAAAGTTTTTCCAGAGCTGGAGAGACATTAGGTGTTGAAGAAGCTTATTTAATGGTCGTCGGCCCTACTACTAAAATGAAAGAGGCAAAGATTGACCAGGAAGTTAAAAAAGCAGCTTCAGCTAATAAAGGTACAGTAAGTAAGAAATCAAATGTTGCGACAAGTTCTGGTACTGCTACAAGTAGTACCAAATTGAGTCCTGAAGATGCAAAAAATTTAAGAACACTTCAAAAACTTCAGCCTGATTTTAAATGGACGGCTGAAAAATATCTTAAGAGTATTAAATCTTAGCTAGTTGGCATTTGTTGCCTCCTAGCTAAAAAGGAGATGAGGCAACAAATGCCAGCTAATATAATTAATCCTATTAATACTAAAATTACAAGTTTGGTACCAGGGTTGGTATACGCTTCAGCTGCTCAGGCTATTATGAGTACTGATGTTGGCCGTTTGCTTTTCAAAACTGGTAATACGGTTGACCTTGGCACAGGTGGGTCTAGTTTTTCTACGTCCTTTTTTGCGGGGTATGTAGCAAAAGTAGATACTACTGGTGGTAGCACAGCTGGAAGTACTATACCAATTTATTATAGAAAGTTTGACCCTACTGAGAAAATAGAAATGGATTATTCTACTCTATATTCTGCTACTCACCCTGCGACAACTGATATTGGAAAATATATAGGTTTGTCTACGGCTGCTACAGTCGCAGGTGCAGTGCTTTCTATGGGTAATGTAGGTACTGAGCCAGGTACTTCAGATGCAAGGTTCTTGCAGATATCTGCTTTTAGTACTAGTAGAAGAAAAATAATAGGTTTTCCTGTGCGTAATAGCTCAGTGATTGCTTGGTAAAGGAGGGGTAAGTATGGCATATACATTAAGTGATGATATTTCTAGAATGCTTTTAGCAGGACAGAAAGAGATTTATACAAGGAATTTTGATAGTTACCCTTTGGAGCATCCTAAGTTTACTACACCAAAGACATCTACCAAAGAAACTGAGACTTATGATAGCATGGGTAACTTGAAAGCTGCATCACAGAAAATCGAAGGTGGTGCAATAGAATATGGTAAGATAAGGCAGGCTTACCAGACCAGAATTACTAATAAGACCTGGGCAAATGGCTATGAATTTACTATGGAGGCTATGAAATATGACCTTTATGGTTGTATAAATTCAGCTAGGGCTAAAGAACTTGCCAGGACAATGAGGGAGCTTGAAGAACAAAGAGCTATTTATTGGTTTGATAATGCTTTAACAGTAAACTTAGCTGATGGTGTGCCGTTAGCAAGCAATTCTAAGCCACTGCGAGATTCAGCTGATGTTAATGATACATTAGCTACTGCATCATCATTGGCAGACCCTGACAATCATAAAACTATGATAAATATGTTTTATGCTTTTAAAAATCATGCAGGTGGTCCAATGAAAGCAAGACCAGGTAGAGGGCTTACGCATTTTGTTAATCAGCTTACTATTGAAGAAGTATTTAAATCCATAAATAAAGCAAATGAAATGAGTAATACTAAAAATATTTTACCTAATATTTCGTGGAGTTATTCAACATATTTGTCTAGTCAAACTGCGTGGGCTATGTGGGACCCTAGTTATGAGCACATACTATTTCAATGGTTCATGAAGACCAGCTTTGATAATGATTATGACAAGAGATACACTAAAAACATGTATTTTAACTCTATAGCAATGTATCAGACTGGGTGTTTGCCTAATATAGGTATAGTATATAATGCGGGAGTTTAAGTATATTTGAATATAGAGAGGCCAGACCTCCTTTTCATATTTTTTAAGAAAGGAGAGATAGCATGCCTAAAAATATTTTAGGAACAACTTTGTCTACTACCTATCATGGTAGTTCAGACTATAAGCTTTTTGGTACGGATGGCAGTTTTTATTTAAGGCATAAGTTTGAAACATTAACCTGGTCAAGTAGTGGTCTTGATGTTTCTACAATGGGTGCCTATGGTATAGCAAGGATAGTAACATCTACTGCTAGTGATGGGCCATCTACTTCACCTGCTACAGTTACATTGGCAGCCCCTATAGTTGGTTGTGAAAAAACTATTATCCAGGAAACTACGGCTGCTTATGTTAACACTATTGATATAGACCTTGGGGCTAATGTAAGGGTACAAGGTACGTCTGACGGCAGATACATAGCTTTTTCATCTCTGGCTGGAGACCATCAGAGTATCACTCTAATTGGCCTTTCTACAGCTAAATGGGGTGTTAAATCAGTGGATTCTACGCTGGGCGGATTTGGTGCAGCTACAGGTATAAGAGCTACAACGGCTGCAAGGACATCTTAACATATAATATTGCAGAGCCTCCTCACTGGAGGCTTTGTTTGTATAGGAGAATTTTTATGTATGCTTATAAAAAGTATAAAAGTAGGGGCTATAACCAGAGTTTTTAATATTTCTGATATTTATATTAAATAAAGAAGGGAGCGATTTAGTTTATGTATAACAGAGATGTATTTAAAGGTGTAAGGCATATAATACCAGAAACTGTAGCTTGTGTTGGAACTACAACAAATTATAATTCAAGTTCTTTAAATTCTACAACCGTATGTATTATACCAGGCTATTCAACTCAAATACTGGGTCAAAATTTCATGTGTACTATTGTGTGTACCACAGGTGCTATTTATGTGCGTCCGGAATCAACAGCAGTACCAGTAGCTACAGATAGCTTTAAAATTTCTGAAGGCGGAAACTTAGATATTAAGGTTAAAAATTTAGCCGCTATTGCTGGTAATTCAACTACAGCTAAATTTCAGGCGCTAATCTGGAGTGATGTGTGATGGGAAAAGCAATTTCTGAAATAATCGGGTGGGTAAATGAAGTTGTACCTAATAAGGTTAATTCAACAACCATGCAGGTATTTTTAAAAGAACTTTTAGGTGTTGGCTCTGAGGTATATAAATTTAATACTGAACTTACTTTAAATAGCACTAAAACAGTAGCTAATCAGAATGAGTATGACCTGCCTTCAGGTGTTAGAGTAGAAGATATCGAATGGCTGGGAGTTTCTAATACAACTTATAATTCTACTGATGTTTTAGGTACAACTACACCTTTCAATGAGTATAAATACTATGGTCTGGAAGATGAAATTCAAGGGTGCAGGTATACTAACTTTACATCCCAGCTTTCTATTACTCCTACTCCTGATGATGCATACCACATGAGAATAATTTATAGACCAAGTTATGCTGCACTTGGAGTGGCTTCTTCAGATAGTACTACAATTTTAAATTTAGATAATCCTTTAATTGAATACCTTCAGAATAAATTGGCTGCACGTGTATGTAAGTCTGGAAGCTTTCCTCGAATAGACCTTGGAAATAACTATGAAATGGAAGCTGAATCTAAATTAGCTACTGCAAGAATGCAGTACTATAAGATTAAGCATGTTAAGCAGTCAAAGCGAAATATTTCATGGAAAAGGTGGTGGAGTTAATGCTCTGGCGTAATATAAGGTATCCTAAAAAATTAGTAGTTATGGATTTTGCTAAAGGTATTAATTCCGATAATGATCCTTTAGACCTTAAAGATGATGAACTAACAGATGATATGAATATGTGCAGTGATGATTACCCTATCATTCGCACTAGAAATGATAGGGTTCTTTCATCGCTGCCACAAGTAGGCACTTTACATGGACTGGGTCAAAGGGCTAATAACCAGCTGCATGTTTTATCATCTAACACTTGGGCATATGGTGCGGCCTCGGATGCTGCATGGACAAATATAAGTACGGCCGTAGCTTCGCCAAATGTACCAAGTTTTATTGAATTTAATACGCAAACTGCTAAATATACTATTATGGCTTATAGTACAGGAGTTGTATTCAATAATTACTGGGATGGTGCTACTTTTTCCACCTTTACAGATGCTAATTGCCCTAAATCAAATTTATTTACAGCTCATAGAAACCGATTATATGGTGTTGGTAAAGACGGCAGAACGCTTAAATATTCAGCTCTAGGAGCATTTACAGACTGGACTACAGCAGATGATGCGGGTTATATAGATATAACTGAGGCTAAAGGAAAAATTACAGCAATTACAACTTTTGCCGACCATGTAATACTGTGGACAGATAATTCAATGCATGAGTTATATGGTACTTTTCCAGGTAATTTTGAGCTTGTAAATGTATCTCATAAAGTGGGTTGTGCTTCCAGGTTTGCTTATACTGAGGTAGGTGGAAAATTGTTCTGGATGGATTATTCTGGAATATATATGTATACTGGTGGTTTACCTAGAAAAATTGCGGATAAGGCTGATGGAATACTTAATGAGATACCTTTTGCAGTAAGCAAAGATGAAATAAGAGCTGGAGGAATTGATAATAAAATATATTTTTCTGTACCTTATGGTTCTACAAATATTTTGCTTGTTATTGATATGGTAGAAGATAGTAAGAGAAGTACATATGCTATACATAAAGAAGATGGTGTATGGAGAAACCTTGTACAAAATAATGAAAAACTCTATGGGCTCCGGTCTGATGGTTATATTTATGACATGCACAGCACAGAAAAAACAGGTGAAGATAATTCTACAGCTATATCCTGGTCTATGGAAACCAGGCCAATAACTGATGAAATAAATAAAGAGAGTGCAGTCAAAGACATATGGATACAGCACTCTGGTACAACTAAAGCTACTATGACTTTTAGCTTTACAACTGAAGATAATTCAACTACTTATACTCAGATGGCTGCTTCTTCAGATTTTAGGCATATGACTTATAATACTAAAAAACAGGTGCTACCAACTTCTACACAGCTGCAAGGTATGCATTTTATGAAATTTAAGTATGCAGGTACTGGGCATAAAAAAATTTCTCGCACTCTATTTAATATTATAAGTTACGGGGAGGGCTGAGTATGGCAGACCTTAGCAATCAATTTTACAGCTTCGATGAGGATGGTATTTTAAGGCTCCAGAAAGACCTTAACTATATGTTTTATCATCTTGATGAAAAAAATGTAAGGAGACTTTATACAGAGTATTGTGAAATTAAATCAAAAGAGGGAGAAACTGAAATAGACGGCCCTTTAATTGTAATGAGAGGCGACCCTGGAACAACAAATAGTACTACAATAAGAATAAAAATGGGTTGGGATAAAGCTAGTAGTGAATTTGTATTTAATATATACGGACAGGACGGTACGCCTAGTGTTGAGCTTGATTCTACGGGTGATGCTGTATTTAAAGGAAGTATTAATACAGCAGATGATGTATATTTGGGCAATAGGGTATTTGTAGGATGGCAAGGTACTACTTCTACTGCTGTACATAATCCTTTTACTAGAGGTATTTTTATACAGGATTATTTTACAACTATGTATGCAGGACATCTTTACACTACTTCTATACCTAAAGACACTTCGGGTGGAACTGGACCTAATTCTGAATATGAAGTAACTTTACATTCGTCAGGAGGATTACGTATATCATCTAAGTATTATATAGCTATAGAACCTTATTGTGAAAATCTTTCTAGTATGGGAGTGGGTACTAATAGTACAGACGGCCTGTATTTATGGACACCTAACAGAAAAATATGTATTGGTGGCGATGAAACAGACAGACAACTATCTGAACTTTCTACCGAAGCAGGTGTAAGCTTAGGATCTGCTACTTTAAGAGATGTGTATATAGGTTGTGTGAATCATGTTTGGCAAAATAAAGTAGCTTCACTTAGAGATTTAGAAGTTAGTTTCTCAGATACTTTTAGGTATTATCATGTTCATAATACTAAATATATAACCAGACTTACTACTAACTGGACACCAAATTCAACTGATTCAAGTTTGGTTGGTACTACTAGGGCAATTACAAGTACTAGAGGGTGTTCATTATTGGCCGAAACTTCAAATAGTGCTTCGGGTATATTCTATGGGGGCAATGCTACTATAGCTAGTGTCGATTTAACACAATTTCATGACGGGACTGCTCTTACTAGCGATGATTATTTAGTAGCCTTAATATGGCATCCAGGTACAACGGGATGGATTATATATGATGCTATTAGACTAGGATCAGGTAGTACGGACTATTATACTTATTCTTTTTACGGGTTTGAACCAGGTTGGAATATACAAAAAATAAAATTAGGTGATTATGATAGTATTACTGGTAGTCCATCATTTAACAATATTTCTTATGTACAAGTTTATACAAGACTATCCAGTTCATTTTCAAGGCCTGCTAATACATATGTTTCTTATTTTGACTATATTGGAGTTATAAGAGCTGATCCAGTTAATGGTACTAATTATTCAGCATTTCAAAAAGAAATAAACTCTTCTCACAAAAACATATTACAAAGTCAAAATGGTGACATACTATATGGAACTTACAATCCTTCTATACAGCAGATTGGACATAGTGTTAATGGAATGGACATGTATCTTAGAACAATGCAAGATTTTGATGTAGAGCTAGGTATCTATTCTCTAATGAGTAATGAGTCACCCATTATATTTGCTGGTGATACTGATTATAATATTCAAGTTCGTGTATCTTCTGGTGCTTTAAGATTATCAGGGGAGGTTAACGGTACTACCTTTGGGGATTATATAAATTGTCCTGCATATACGGTTGGTTCTTACATAGAATTGGGGCTTAGAAGGTACAATAATGTATATATAGGATGGTACAGAAATGTTGCCGATAATGACAGCTATAGAGAAATAGCAAACTATCAGGGTACCGTGTCAACTTATTTGGCGTTTATGGATATATACTTAGGCACAGCTCGTGAAGATGCAGGGATGCAGATACATAGACTAAATATTAAAAGCTACACGGATGAATTGGAGGTGTAAAGATGGCTATAAATTATGACCAACTTTTATCTAATATGAATCAGGGATTCTCTAATCAGAATTTTCCTGCATATGCTGCTAATCAAGGTTTAGCTGTTAATTATAATCCAGAACTTAATAGGCTGACTATAAATAATGTACCTGTAGACCTTGGTAAGTCAGGGCTTAAACTTCAGGACGGCCAATTAATTGGAACAGAACAAAACTATCAACGATTGATGCAACCTTTCGTTGAGCAGACTCAGGGACTTTTAGACTTGAAGCCTTACACTACTCCTGATTACTTGAAGCAGTTTATTAATGATATGGTAGCTCAGCAGTTAGCTCCGTATCAATATAATATAGCCGAAGACCCGGCTGCTATAGCAGCAAAAGCGCAGCTTGAAAAATCTATGGCCGAAATGGCAGGTAAGCGAGGCTTTTTGTATGGTTCACAGCAGCAGGATATTGTAGCGCAGCAGTTTGAAAAAGTAGCTCCTGCTTTTGAAGAACAAGCCTACCAGCAGCACCAGGATTTTTTAAATAGGCAGCTGCAATTAGCTAATGTAGTAATGCAGTGGGACCAACTACAAGCTAATAATGCTAAAAATGAGCGGGAATTATTTAAGATGAAATCGGAATTTATCTTAGCACTTGATGCTAGAGAGCTTGATATGTTTAAAGTAATGCTGGACCAAAGAAGGTTTAATATGGAAATAGCCTTGGATGAGCAGAGGCTTGAAATGCAGAAAAAAGAGCAGGAAATGGAAATAGCCTGGAGAAAAGTTAATGAGCTTGGATATGCTGATAATGAAACTGCTATTATTTTAGGAATTGACCCTGGAACTGAAGCAGGCTGGGTAAAACAGATGATAGCCCAGCACCAGTACCAAATGAGTATAATGGCTCAGAAACATGAATACGACCTGGAAATGCTCCAGGTAAATAAACAAATAGAAATGGAACTTATTAAAGAGCGGGAAAAAGTACAGCTTCAAAGTCAGTTACAACTTATGGAAACTGAGTATGGTTTAAATATGGCTAAAACTAAACAGGCAGCACAAAGACGGGCCGAAATAAAAGCTATTGAAGATGCTAAAAGAAAAGAAGCACAAAGGCAAGCTGAACTAGAAGCACAGGAAAAAGCGAGACAAGCAGCACAAGAAGAAATCAAGAAAACAAATCTTGATACTGAATATGCCTGGGCACATAGTCAACTTAAATATAGATATGTTCAAGATGGCATTATTCCAGAGCAAATGTTAGTACCCGCGAGTAATTATTTATACGAGTTGTATTCATCTGGGCAGATTAGTAATCCAACTTATAATAGACTTATGGCACTCTATCGTATACCAGCATATTTTTCAAGTTTGAGCAGCCAGGATGCTTATGAGCTAAAAAAATATATTGAAAGTCAGGGTGGCTATATGTCTGATGTTGAAGCGGAATCGTTATCTACACTTGGCCGTATAAGTAAAGTAAATCTAGCTAATAGGGGGTTTAGCCTATGACATCTATGAGTGATATTTTAGCTAGTATGAGTAATGTAGGGCTTGATAGTGTTATGAAATCTTTACAGGATTATCAATTACAACCTACGCAGAGTAATGTTGCTGCTTTTTCAGCGGAGAGTGCAGTTTCACAGAGTCCATATAAGTTTAATGATTGGCTTACTGCTAAGGGCTATGATTATTCATATGATTCTAATAATAACAGCTATACTATAAATGGGATAGAACTCCCAGGACAACTAACAAATACACTTCAAAATGGATATGCTTCAGAAAGTGTGTACGAAAATTTATTAACTTCATACCAAGAGTTATCAAATCAGCAACAGCAACAGATGCAGCCTACTGGTACTACTGAAACAGGAGAGTATAAAAGTCCATATGAGCAGGAAATAAATCAGATATTAGAAGAACTTAAAAATATTACTCCTTATCAAACACCTGAAGAATTACAGCAGTATTTATACAATTTATTGCAGTCAGCTAACCAGCCATTTACTTATGACCCTACTCAAGATCAAGCACTTATTCAAGCACAAAAATTAGCAGCACAAAAAGTACAGGAAGCTGCTAGCAGCAAAGGTACTTTATATTCTTCGGGTACTATAGGACAAACTGCATTGCAGCAGGCAGCCTTAATACCACAATATGAGGCTGCACAGTATCAGAGGTTTGCTGACCAGAAAAATAGAGAACTTAGCATGGTATCTACGCTTATGCAGTGGGATGCTATGCAGGCTGATAGATACCAGGACCAGTTAGACTTAGTTAAAACAAAATTTGACTATATTATGAAACTTGATGCACAAAATTTTCAAAAATTTCAAGTAATGTTAGAACAGAGAAACTTTGACCGGGAGTATCAGTTAGAGCAGCAATCCTTGCAATTACAAAGGCAGATACAGGAAATTGATGCAGCTTATAAAAGAGTTGAGGCTATAGGATATGTCGATAATAATACGGCTATAGTTCTTGGTATGCCTGTTGGAACTCCTGCACAGTGGGTTAAGGAATTAGAATTAGCACAACAACAGGAACTTGAAAGAATAAAAAAAGAACATGAAAACAGTGTTAAACTTCAAAAAGACCAGGCAAAAATAGAAAAAGACTTAATAAAATATAAAAATGAACTTGATACAGCTGCACAAAAGAAACTTATGCAAGAGCAGTATGAATATGATAAAAAACTTGCTGACTATGAACATACTTTAAATAAAGATATAGCTACAGGTAAAGGGCTTACAGCTTCAGCAGCTGGAATAATAGCTACAGGTAAGAGTCTGCTTGGCCTTAAGTATGTATACGGCGGTGAAAGTACTACAAGCGGCATGGATTGTTCTGCTTTTACTCAGTGGGCATTTAAGCAGCATGGAATAGATATATCCCGGACAACTCAAACACAGGTTAAAGAGGGAACATATGTATCTAAGAGTGACTTACAGCCAGGAGACTTAGTATTCTTCAATACTACCAAGGCTAACGGCCACGTAGGAATATATGTTGGTAATGGTCAGGTTATGCATGCAAGCAGCTATTACGGAAAAGTAGTAATCAATGATATGAACTCAATAGGCCAGTACTCGCAGGCAAGGCGCATAATCAGCGGGTCGTCTAGCAGTTCTAAGAGTACAAGCAGCGGCAGCGGAAATGTAGTATCTCCGTACAGTTCGACTTATAAGCCAGGTTCTACAGGTAAAAACTGGTCAGGTATGGGCACATCCGAAATACAGAGGGCTTTAAATGATTTAGGTATTAAAGATGCTAATGGTAAGAAACTAGATGTTGATGGTGCTTATGGCCCTCTAACTTCAAGTGCAGTAGCTAAGTTACAGAAAAAATTAGGAATAACAAGTGATGGTTGGTTTGGTCCAGAAACTGAGAAAGCTTTAAAAGCCTATATGAAAAAAAATACAGGCCTTACATCAAAAAATTACTATGACGCGAGGTATGGGTAAAGGGAGGTGCTATATGTTTACTGATTATGAAACTATGCTTATAAACAAAACTATTTTAACTATAAAAAAATATTTAGAAATTCACGATAATACAGCTTTAAGTTTTTCAGGTGGTAAAGATAGTACTGTTTTACTGTATATAATTAGAAATATGATGGGACTTAATATACCTTGTGTTTTCTGTAATACAGGAGTTGAGTTTAATAGTATTATTGATTTTGTTAAAACTTTCAAAGACATAACCTGGGTAAAGCCAATTATGAGTTTTACCCAGGTTATTAAAAAATATGGATATCCAGTTATAAGTAAAGAACAATCTCAATATATTTATGATATTAGAAATCCCAATTGTTGCGAAAAAACTAAAAATATAAGACTAGCTAAAAAAGGTAATTTTAGATTATCTAATAAATGGAGATTTCTATTAGATACTAATATTAAAATATCTAGCTATTGTTGCTATCATTTAAAGAAAGCACCTCTTAAAAAATTAAAATTTAAATATATTACTGGTGAAAGAATAGTTGAAAGCAATTTAAGAAAGCAGAGGTATCACACATGTATTTTACCTAATAAATGTGTACCTTTACGGTTATGGTCAGACGAGTTAATAGATAAATTTATAAGAAAAAATAATATTAATATATGTGATATTTATAAATATGAGAGAAGTACTGGATGTAAATTTTGTCTATATGGCATACATTTAGAAAAAAATCCAGATAGAATAGACCGCTTAAAAATTATAGAACCAGCTTCTTATACTTTTGCTAAAAAAATTGGTTTAGTCAGAGTACGAAATATAGTCAAGGGAGGTGCTATAAATGGCATGGTATGACGTATTTGAGTATGAAAATGAGGCAGATAAATATATAAATAGAGAAAAAGAATTAGAGCATAAATACCAGATAGAAAAAGCTGGACAAAAGTCTATGTTGTATAAGCCTAATCTTTCAGCTCCTACTAAAAAAGCATATACACCTTCTAGAAATGAATATAGCCCGCAGACTATTGAGCAGCAATATGCTTTTAATAGAGTAACAGTTTTTAAAGATTTAAAAGAGCCCGATTTTAAAACTACATTAAAAGAAAATACTATTAAACCTGGTAAAAGCTTTGGCTCTTATTTGGCTAAATTTAATGCAAGGCCACTATTGAAAGCTAAAAAAGTCTATAAATTTAAAACTATAGATTATGACTCAGGAGCAAGTGTTATTACTCAGCAAAAAGAGATAGAAGTGTTCGGGGAAAATGAGCACAATTATTACTATGTAACTAAAGATGGTATTAAGTCTGTATCCAAGCAAGAAGTATCAGATGTCCCCCTTGACCCAAATACTTTAAGACTTAAATTTATGCAGCAAATGAATGACCAGGCTAAAAAAATAGCAAGACTAGGCAATGATGGCTCTATTTCACAAAGAAAAGAATCATTCGGCGAAAAAGTAGGAAATTTTTTTGGTGAAGTTAAGGATACAGCTTCATCTTTTATTGGTGGCTTTGGATACGAGGCTACTGCACCTTTTAGAGCTGCTGGTGATTTTTTAACTAATAAGGAGAGCCCACAGATGTTAAGGACTGCTTTCCAAACACTGCTTGAAGAGATTGACCCTACTGGAATTGTACCAGACCCGGTTACTAATCCCTGGGGTGGCCTAGAAAAGAATAAGGGCTATATTCATGATCCTGAATACTATAAGGACTTAAAATTACAACTTAAAGATGGAAAATTAACTAAGGACAGTGAAAAAAAATTAGCAGACTTTAATAAAATGGCTGATGAAATGGAAAAACATCCATGGCCGAAAGGGTATAGTAAAGAAACAGATGCTATGGCAGCGGGGGCTTCTAAAGCTGAAATATCAGCAGCAAGAGAAGAAGATAAAGAAGATACTATCAAGGCATTAATGGGTAAGGGTAAAAATTACGAAATGGATTTAAAAGAAAAAATAGGCATGACTTTAGGAGAACTTGCAGCTATAGTTATGGAATTTATAGTCTTGGATAAAGTAGGTGCAGCTGCGACTGGTGTAACTAAATCAAAAATAGCTGCACATATTATCAAAAATGCTATAACAGGGGGCTCATATGGAATACTAGAGACTCTTAAGAAAAGAGATGCAGAAGCTAAAGATTATATAAGGAATGCAGCTAAAGAAGCAGCTTTCTTTATCGCTGGTGAAGGTGCAGTAAAAGGAGTTGAAAAAGGTATTGGGCCTACAAGGTCTTTATTAGGTACCCTTGGTAAAAAAGCTACTCGTGGTGCTGGTTTTGGTACAGCAGGTACAATAGCTGCGCTACCTTTTATGACTAAAGAAGAAAGAACTCCTGAAAATATAGCAATGATGATAGCATCTGGAATCGGTTTTGAAGTAGGCGGTGAAGGATTACAGAGAGGTTTTAAGAAAATAAAACCAAAGGCTTCTACTATTACAAAAGAAGCCACTGCTTTTGAAAAAGAATTTAAGCTTGATACCAGTCTTAAAGGTGTTAATAATAAGGTACGAAAAAGTATGGCTTATAATACATCTAAAAAGTTACTAGATACAATAGGCAGCAAAATTAAAGCCAAAATTGGCTCCAGCGAGCCCAAAAAAATTATGGAGTATTATATAGATAAATATAAATTAGCATCCAAGGATACTAAAATTATTGTTGATAAAACACTAAGAGGAGAAAGTAAATTTGCAAGGGTTGAATTTAAAAAAGAAGATGGTGTAGTAAAAGAAATTGAAATAAGGATAAATAAAAGTAAGTCTGAAAATGAAATAGTAGCTGGCATAAGACATGAAATAGAACACATTATTGATAAGCAAAAAGGCTATAAAAAGCCTATGAGGGATGTATTAATAGAAAAGCCAAAAACATTAAGGGAATATATGGAAAAAGGTATGCATCATAAAGAGTATAAAAATTTTGAAATAGATTATTTAGAAAATATTTATAAAAATGAGGTTAAAGAAAAAGCTGTAGATACAGCCAGAAAAATTCAGTTAAGAGAAAAAATAAAAAATACGACTGGAGAAAAGCAGAAACAATTAGTACAGGAGTTTAAAGCTATAAAACAGCGGGAAAGAGAAAGAATGGGTTTAGATATAGTTCCTGAAGGTTCAAGTCTTGCTAATGAAAAATTGCAGGCTAGAAACAGGCAGATAACAGAGGCTTCTAACCTGCCTGTGTATATTAAGCCAAGAGAAAAAGCTAAATCTAAAATAAGCCGGATGTGGGACAAGTTCTATACACATGTGTTCAACAGGCAGCAGGGAATAGATAAAACTGGAAAACGTGTTAAGATGACAAGCCAGAACTATGTCAAGCATCATGCTACCTCTAACTATATAAATACTGAGAATCTGGTTAGCCGGACTGGCGATAAGATAGGTGATAAAAGTCTTAAGGATGTATTGGTTGCGCCAAAGGGTTTCCAGGCTGAGTATGAGAGTTACTTGTTACACAGGCACCATATAGGAAGAATGGCAAACAAAAAGCCTGTACTTTTTAAGACAAATGCTGAAGGAAAAGAAGAAGCTATACCTATAGCTGAAGCTAAAGAAATAGTTAAAATGTATGAAGAGCAGTTTCCACAGCTTAAAAAACATGCTGAAGACCTGTATCAATTCATAGATGACTTCATGAGAGAGTGGGCTGTAGATGGTGGGCTTCTAACTGAAAGAGAATATCAGAAGATGAGATATTTATATCCTGATTATGTTCCAACTTTTAGAGATATCGAAAGTATGGGGCTGGATGCAAAAACTAAAGTAATAAAGGTTAAAGCACTTAAAGAAGCTACAGGAGGGGATGACCCGATATTGCCTCTTATGGAGAGTTTACCTTTCCAGATACAGAAAATAGTAAGAGCGGAACGTCGTAACCAGATAGGCCAGGAACTTATAACGGCTATATTATATGATAAAGAAGCCATGGCACCATTTGCCCAGGTAGTTAATACTGAAAAATTAGGTAAGCATAAAGCTGAATTATTATCTAAGATAAATGAATTTTCAAATAAAGAATTTTCTATTGGAGAATTATCCAAGAAATTTGATGAAATGCTTATTACAGGTAATAAAATTAAAGGTAACTTTATGATAGTTATGGAAGGTGGAAAGCCTATAACTTTAAAAATTAATGATAAGGGTTTATGGGATGCCTTGGCTACTATACAAAATGCAAATACAGCCAATAAAGTAGAAATAACAAAACTTATTAATAAACATGTAACAAATAAATTTAAAAGTGTTGTAACTGTGTATAATCCTTTTTTTGCTGTAAGGAATATAGCCAGAGATATACCTACTGCATATATTCAAGGAAGTGTATCTAATCCATTTACTTTTGGGGCTAATATTATAGGGGCACTTAAAGATAGGCTTTTAAAGAATGAAATGTACCAAAAATTTAAAGCTCTTGGAGGTACCAGTTCAAATATAACTAATGTTGAAGATGCTCTTAGAGAAAAAGGAGCAATAAAGAAAATAGTAGAGCCAATATTTAAGTTTTTAAATTTCTTTGGTGATGTTTCAGAAACTGTACCAAGGCTTGCAGAATTTAAGCATGTGTACAAGAAAAGTTTAAGGTCCGGCATGGCTGAAGCACAAGCAGCAAAAGAAGCTCTTTATATGTCTGGTGAAGTTACTATTAATTTTTCTAGAGGCGGTGATGTAACTAAAAGCCTTGATGCTATATTCCCTTACATCAATGCTGGAACACAGGGTATTGATAAATGGGTAAGAAGTTTATTTATAGAAGGCATAGGAAAAGGGAATTTTAAGCCTGTAGCTAAAGCATTAGGTGTTACTACTGTACCTACAATAGTATTTTACTTTTTAAATAATTATATCTGGGGTAAAGAAGCCTATAATGATATACCAGATTATGCTAAAGATACTTATTATTTAGTTCCAGCCTGGGATGGTCACTATTGGAGAATACCAAAAACAAGAGAAAATGGTTTTTTGTTTTCAACACTTTTTGAAAGGCTTGAAAGGCACTTTATACAGAAGGACCCAGATGCATTTAAGGGATTGGGTGATACATTTTTAAAAACATATTTAGACCCTGTTACTCAGGTTGCAAAAGGCGGCTTTTTTGGACCGATTATTACTATAACTAGTGGTAATAACAAGGATTACTTTGGAAGAGATATTGAGCCGCTATCTGCCAGGCTATCTAAAAAGAGCAAGAGATATATTACTAAAGAAAGTACCTCTAAAGCTAGTAAAGCTTTAGCGCCTCTATTAGAAAAAATAGGCTGGTCACCAGCACAAGCAGATTATTTAATACAATCCTATGCTGGTATCATAGCAGACTTTGTTTTAGCTGTAAATGACTCGGAAGATTCGTGGATTAATAAGGCTAAGCGTGGTAGCCATTTATTCCATGATACAAGGTATGGCGGGAAGGCACAGTCTAAAATTTATGGGGATAAAGATAAAGCAGCTCAGGCAGTAGCAGACTTTGAAGAAGAAAATGGCATAGCTAAAATAAAAGCTGATGCTAAAGCAGAGGGAATAAAATCGACTAAGCTAATAAATCATAGAATTATGGAGCAGCTTGGTAATAGTTTATGGTCTGAATACCAAGCACTTAAAGAAAAGAAAAAGGAGTTGAATAAAATTGAATGAGTGTAGCCAGTTAATTGAATTAACTACTCTAAAAAATAGAATAGTTGAACTTGAAAAAGCTGATATCCGGATGCAAGCTGATATAAACCAGGTTAAATCTGAAATAACAGCGCTTACAGACAGTATAGATGAAGTTAAAACTCAAATGGAAAAAGGTTTTAATAGAATATCAAATATAGTATTCCGGGCTATGCTTGCTATAATAAGTATTTTGCTTACAGCTCTTGGAGTATTAATTTATAATTTTATTATTGTAAAATTATAAATTATAGTATAATATAATTATATTCAATCATTATATCATTTATTGTTAGGTCCTTTATTATAATTTGTTAGTAGGTAGCAAAAAAAAAGTTCTGCCATTATTAGACAGAACTTTTTTTGTGCTTTCTGATATCCAACATTGAAAAGAAACAAAATAAATCCTCTTATATTATAATATATTTTGTATATTTTTACAATATTTTTTTATTGACTTAGTGTATATGTAGTGATACGATGTATACACAGGATTATCAATAAGGAGGAAAAGATGGGTATTTCATTTGAAACTGGTATGAATCTACTTATACTATTATCAATAGGTATCTACCACGTATTAACTCATTATTTTCAGCAGAAAAAAGCTATAAATGTGCACTCAGATGTATACACCATAGAAGACCGTTTAAAAGAGTGGTCAAGGTTAACATTACTTACTATACAACACATGGAAATACTAGAAAAAAAGATTCAAATAGCTGTAAAATCCGCTATAATTAATAGTAATTTACCGCCAGAAATATGTGACAACATTTTAGCTAGTATAGTTAGTGATAGTAATAAAGTAGCCGAAGAAATTTACAAAAGTTTAGAAAGAAAAGAGCCAAAAGAGACAAAAGCTGAGTATGAAAATTTAGCGCAAGAATCAGCTAAAAATGTTTTACGAAGCCTATTAAAAAATCACACCAGCCAATAATATTCAGGGAGGGGATTAGATGGAGAGATCAATATATCTAAGTCCATCAAGTCAAGAAAGAAATATTGGCGCAGGAAATTATGGTACTGAAGAAAGAAGATGTAATGCAGTAGTAGATGTAGTAGAACCAATACTAAAAAGATACGGCTTCATTGTTTACAGAAATAAGCCTACTATGTCTTTAACACAGATAGTTAATGACAGTAATAGCAAGAAACCTGATGTACATTTTGCTGTACATACCAATGCTTTTGATAAGAAAACAAGAGGATGTGAAGTGTATTGTCACCGCTATGGTGGCGAGGGGGAAAAGTTAGCAAGGGCTGTATATAAAGAAATATCAGCTATAACACCAACTAGTGATAGAGGTGTTAAGGAAGGCTACAAGTTTTATCATGGAAAGCCTATGTATGAAACTTGTTATACTACAGCTCCGGCAGCTTTAATAGAAATTATTTTTCATGATAATCCTGACGATGCCAAGTGGTTTATAGCCAACATTGAAAAAATAGGCATAGCTTTAGTAAAAGGCATATTAAACTATTTTGGATTAAAATTTCATGAACAGACAGAAAAAAAACCTGAGTATTACAGAGTTGTTGCTGGTTCATATGTAAATAGAGAAAATGCAGAAAACCAGGTAAAAAGACTTAAGAAAGATGGATTTGATTCATTTATAATGAAAGGATGTGACTAACTAAAATGAAAACTACCGTAGGAAGAGCACATGACACGCTTATAATTAGCATTCCAGTTACAAAAAGGGGAAATTCTTGGGGTCTTAACTTACCTCAGACACTCAGAGATAAATTTGGGCTATCCGAACCAGGTCCTGATAATAAAGATGAACTAGGCTTTTTTATTCAGACTAATCGCGAAGGTGAAACCTTTATGGCTGTAGCAAGAATTGAGGACTGATGGATGTATAATAGAAATAAATATTGTACAATAATATATGACCCTATAGAAACTATAGATTTTTTTGAAAGCTTAATTATTTTTGTTATTAAAATTACTTATTCTAATATAGAAGTATTTAAGCAAAAAGGGGTCATATATTTCACTACCAGAGTGCCATTTTCTGAAATACAAAGAAAATTTTCTTTGTATTTCCCAAAGACTAAGATATACACCGGAAAATTAACAAGAAAGGAATTAAAAGATGAACTTGAAAATAACTTTAGAATTTGAAAGCATATCTGTTGAGCAGTTAGAAAAAGCTAAAAAACTTTTAGACGAATTAGCAGGAAATACTTTAAAAGAAACAATTACTCCAAGATCAGACAATCCCTTAGCAGCTAAAAAAGAAACTAAGAAGGAAACTAAAAAAGAAACTGAAAAAAAAGTAAAAACTCTATCTGATGTGATGGAACTAGTTATAGCCATCACAGAAAAATTTAATAGCAAAGATGCTGTTGAAATAGTTGAAGATTGCTGCAAATTAGTAGGTATAAAAAAAATTAATGAGATTAAAGAGTACCCTGAAAAATGCGATTTTTGTTACAACTACCTTTTAATGATTTTAAAGCAGCAGGAAGTAATTGACGAATTTTCAGAAAAAGATGCAGATGCAATAATTGATGAAATATGTAAAAAGCTTAAAGTAGAAGCTCTGGAAGACTTAACTAAGTCTGCGACTTGCGCACTAGCAATAGAGCTTTTTGACAAAGAATTAAATGCGTAAACATGCTAAATTGCCGCCAAGTTCGGCGGCTAGATGGCTAAATTGCACAGCAAGTTACGAGTTTACTAAAGATATAATCGCTGAGGAAAGCAAGTATGCTAAGGAAGGTACATTAGCGCACAAATTATTAGAAAACTTAATGGCATATGGTAACTTTTTAGAATATATTTCTAATGAAATGAAGTTGTACCTTTATCCTTGCAGAGATTATATCAATAAACTCAAAAATGGTTGTGACTTATTTTTAATAGAGAAAGAGGTTACTATAGAACCAATAGATGGGTTTGGTTCTATAGATTACTTAATACTGAAGGCTGGTACCCTTCATATTATTGATTTAAAATATGGTACATCAAGAGTAGTGGCAGAGAACAACTCGCAACTTAAATTATATGCATATGGGGCCTATAAGTTATTAGAACCTTTTGTAAATATAGAAACTATATATCTACATATAATGCAGCCCAGGCTTAATAAAAATGGCAACTTTACATCATATAAACAAGATGTGAAAACTCTAATAGAGTGGGTTGAATATACTGTTAGTGTTAAAGCTAAAACAGCTTTAACTGGCAGCGGCATATTTAAAACTGGAAATTGGTGTTTTTTCTGCCCCGGAAAGACTAATTGTACACATCTAATAGCCAAAGATTTTGAATAGATAAATAGAAATCACACCTGCAAAATTATTTTGCAGGAGGCATGTTAGATGAATCATAAAGTAGTTACAGGAATTGTAAGACTGGCATACGTAAACGGTTTGAGGGAAAAATCAGCCCCTCCAGGATCTGAACGATTAAGATTTAATGTAAATGTATTAATTAATAAAGATGATAAATTTACATTAGATCAGATGGAAAAAGCTTTTAATGATGCAAAAAGAGAGGGAAGGGAAAAGTTATGGGGAAATAAAGCTCCAGCAACGTTAAAGTTTGAAAACTTTCTTAAAGACCGGTCGGAAGAATCAGAACAAGAAATCTGGGAAAATGTATTAGTAGCAGTACCAAAGACAGATTATGATGTTAAAATCATAGGCCCGGATAATGAAACTTTTGATACAAAGGGCTGCTACGATGGCATGAATGCTCGTGTAAGCATGGGATTGTACCCATACAAGCACGAGTCCGGAGGAAAAGGCATAGGTATACAGTTGAACGGTATCAAAATAGTACCTGGCGGTGACCAGGTAGAACTTACCTATGATATTACTAAAGATTTTGAGGACGAATTTGAAGAAAATAATACAGCTGATGCTGAAAAAGAATCTGAAGGTAAAAAACGGAGAAGAAGACGTGGATAAATTACATATTGATATAGAGACTTTTAGTTCTCTTCCAATAAAGACTGTAGGCGTACATAAGTATGCCTCCAGTCCTGATTTTAAAATACAGCTTCTGGGCTATGCATTCAATGATGATAAAGTTAAATGCATAGATTTAGAGCAAGGAGAAGAAGTACCCGGAGAAGTTATTGAGGGTTTAATTAGTCCTGAAGTTTTAAAGTTAGCTCATAATGCTAATTTTGAAATAGTATGCCTTCAAAAATACTTCCCCATTTTTTATAAACAATGGAACTGTACTATGGTTAAATCTTATAGCCTGGGATTACCAGGTAAACTTGAAAAGCTGTTAGAAATCATAGATGCCCCTATAAAAAAGCTGGACAATAAAGGAGTTCACTTTTTTTCAAAGCCTACTAGTGCTGGAAAAATACGAGGACCATCTACTCATCCGGAAAAGTGGGCAGAATATAAAAAATACAATATGGTAGATGTTGAGGCTGAAAGATATGTAGACAGCTGGATGGATGAAAATGGCTGCCAGGTTAATTGGAAGCTCTGGCATTTAGACCATAAGATTAACCAGACTGGAGTAAAGATTGATAAAAAATTCTGTATAAGCATAACAAACATAGAAAATAATCATAAACAAGAACAGATGCAGAAAGCCAGACTATTAACTGGCCTTGACAATCCTAACTCACTCGTGCAGTTAAAAGGTTGGATGGCTTCAAAGGCTGTTGTAACAGACAGCTTGAATGCTGAAAGTGTGGAAGAGCTTTTAAATAATTCCAGTGTACCGGATGAAGTTAAGGAAGTACTTAGAATTAGACAAAAAACAGGGCATACTTCCACAGCTAAATTTTCTGCTATGCTAAATCATGAAATAGGAGGCTGTATATATGGACTTATGAAGTTCTACGGCGCTCACACAGGACGGTGGAGCTCTAATGCTATACAGGTCCATAACCTGCCCAGGATGTATATAGATGATAGGACTATTGAAATTGTAAAGTCCTTAGTCTATAAAGGTATAGACCCCAGGTTATTTTATGACAATAATATTTTAAAGCAGATGATTCGGCCAGCTATACTCTCTGATAGTGAATTTGTAGTAGCTGACTTTTCAGCAATTGAGGCTAGAGTTTTATGCTGGCTTGCTGGTGAAGAGTGGGCAAATAAAGTTTTTGCTACTCATGGTAAAATTTATGAAGCCCAGGCGGCCAGTATGTACTATGTAGAAATTGAAGAGGTGGACGATGATTTAAGGCAAAAAGGTAAAAGGGCTACATTAAGCCTAGGCTACCAGGGCGGTACACAAGCTCTATTTAATATGGGGTTTGATGGCACTGAAGAAGAGGCGGAGGATATAAAAGTAAGGTACCGGGAAGCAAACAAAAATATAGTTAAGTTCTGGTACTGGCTTAATAATAGTGTTATAAAAGTTATTAAAGAAGGTGGATTTATTTCAGGTTATAGACTTATTATATCCAGAGATAATAATTTCCTTAAAATCCAGCTACCTAATAAGCGAACCTTGAGGTATTACAAGCCTCATATAAGGCAAAATGACTGGGGCAAAGATACCCCTGCTTACTGGGGATATTTAAATGACCCTAAGAAACCTAAAATTTGGGCATCTATCACCACTTTTGGTGGTAGACTAACAGAAAACATAGTCCAGGCTATAGCCAGGGATATATTAGCTATAGCACTATGGAGAGTTAAAGACCATGGAAAAATTATTTTCCATGTCCATGATGAAATAATCATGGAAGACATTGAACTCGAAAAACTTATAGGCATAATGGAACAGCCTATAAGCTGGGCTGACGGATTAGTACTTAAAGCAGCGGGGTATGTGAGCAAATATTTTAAAAAGGACTGATACTATGGGTGATAAGTACATAATATTAAATTATAGAAGAAGTATGTGTGAAGGATTTTTAATGTTCTGGAATCCAAATAGTCATGGTTATACAAACTGCCTGGGTAAAGCCGGGATATTTTCAGAAAAGCAGATTGAAAGAATGCAGTTTGATTATAAAAAATCAAAACCTTTTAAACTGAGTGATACTCCAAATGAACTTGGTATCACTTTAAAAGATATAGCGCTGGCTCAGCATTTTAGAAAAAGTGAAATTAGAGTTGTGCTCTGGAATGAATCCGATTTAAATGGTAGAAGACTAATTGAAGTTGTTAGTAAATATTTCAAAGAGGAGTGATACTATGGATGGCTATGGAAAAGAAGAACTTGATTTTCTACATGAAAGTTTACTTAATGAACAAGCCAGACTAGCAAGAGTAAAATTTATGAAATTAAAAGACTATTTAATAGACCATAAAATACCAGATGATACTATTTTAGTAGGTATAGACATGCTGCTAGAAACAGTAGCCGATACTGAAATGCTGCTGCGAGGACCATCAGATAGATGGGAAAAACTTAAAAAAATACATAACTTAATCATGGAGGTAAAAAATGAAGAAGGAGAATGAAAAAATTTTTAATTACAGCCTAGTTTACAGGGAAGATATACAGAAATTTGAGTCTAAAGCTTTTTATCAAGGACTAGTTTATCATGAAATGATTGCTGCTTTGGGGTCTATAAATATTAAGTCTGCGGAAATAATAAATAATATAGTCGATAAATCACTCACAGAGGATGAAAAGAATGATTTAGAAAAAGTAGCTGAGTCATTTGCCTCAGTTGAAAATGATATATATGAATATGTAAAAAGATTGATAGGAGATAGAAAGAATGAGTCAAAAGCGGAAACTAACTAATACAAAACTTTTTAGAATTAAAAGAAATATCACATCACATTTAAAGCAGCTAAGACAATTTAGGAAAATAACACAAAGAGAAATGGGAGAAGTTTTAGGCATCAGTTGTGATGCTTACAGAGTACAATACGAGCGTGCCTGTAAAAAAATCCCACCAAAAGATATCAGAGATAAAATCTGTGCTAAATTACAATTTAGCGAAAAACAAATATGGCCAACAATAGAAGAGGAGGAAATATAATTATTTAATGCAAATAAGTTCAGATGACAACTTAAATTTTGAGCAGATAAGAGATTTTTTATCTGGTTTTAAACCAGAAGAGCTAGCTAAATTTATGGCTAGATTAGATATGATATCAGCTATGTGTAAGAGTACAATGACAGATAACCTAGGCAAAAAAGATGTAAACACCCTCATAGAAAAGGAGGGCCGCAAATTAATGAAACATATACTACAGAATGTATGCGAAAAACAAAGGTTTAACACTAATGATGCAGGTAAGTTATTTGATGATATAATGAAAGGAAAAATTATATGAAGATAAATAGACTAAGAGACATGGATATACTTAAAAAGCAATTTGAAGATCTTAACTTTACAGAACCAACTCTTGATGATTGTATCCTTCATTGTATGAAAAAAAATTCTGAGACGGATGAAGAATCTTTTCTAATATACACCACGATGAATTATCTACTAGAACTTAAAATGAAAAAAGAGCAGCCAGAAAAGGAATATAAATTTAATGATAGCTGCTTTAATTATACAATATTTGCAGGAGGATTGCTGCTATTTTTATGCGTATGCGGTTTGATATCAGCAGTTTCACTTTATCATTATATTTTTTATGCAATACTTATGGTCCTGCTTTTAATTAGAAGTGTACTTCTATTTTTTAAATTTAAAGACTTAACAGACTTTAGAGAACTAAAAGATATAGTAGAAAATAGAAATAAAAAATAATATCACACACCTTGCCTCTATATAAAGAAGGGAGGATAATATGATAATTTCTACTGGTAGAGACAGATTCAGTAAAAGACCCTCCCAGGAAAAATATTCCTGGGAACAGCTGGTCAAGAAGTTCTCAGACCCAATAGTAACAATAGAGACATTTGCTGAATATGTAAAATCTAATAAAGATAAAAAGTTACAAATTAAAGATAGAGGTTGGTTTATAGGCGGATTGCTGCAAGTACAATCCACTGCCAGGAGAGGTAATAAGATAAAATTAAGAAGTTTAGTCACGCTAGACATAGAAGATTGTGATTTAAGTATATTTAGTATAATAGATAGGATGATGAGCACTTATGGTTTTTGCGGCCTATTACACAGCTCGCACAGCCATGCTAAAAATGATCCGCACTTAAGGCTTATCTTACCGTTTGAAACAGGTTTTGAGCCAATATCAAATGATGAGTATGAGTATATAGCCAGAAAGGTAGCCTGCCTAATAGGCATAGAAAATGTATGTAGAACTACCTTCCAGGCTACAAGAGTAATGTTTTGGCCGAGTAAAAGCCGGGATGGCGAGTGGGTTTTTAAAAGCTGGGAGGGCATGCTCTTACAAAAAGGTATGTTCCTGCGCGATGGCTGGACGGATAGGAGCAAGTGGCCCCTTCATCCTTTAGAAAAAGATATAAAAAAAATAGTAGGTAGAAAACAGCAGGACCCTACTACTAAAAGTGGGCCTATTGGAGCATTTTGCAGGACATACCCTTTAGAAAGATTATTTACTGAAATTCTTCTGGATAAGGATAAAAATCCTCTTTATGAAGAGTCTAATGTAGAAGGTAGATATACATATACGCTGGGGTCTACCAGCTGTGGTGCTGTTATATATGATACCCATTTTCTATACAGCTGGCATGGAACTGACCCGGCCAGCGAAAGGCTGAGTAATGCTTTTGACCTTGTAAGGCTGCACATGTTTGAAGGCAGCGAGAATAAAGCCCTTAAATATATAGTAAGCCTTCCTGAAGTCAGGGAAGAGCTGTCAAAAGAGGATTTTTCAGAAGCCCAGCCCTGGCATAAAGAATTAGCCAGGGATAGGAATGGAAATATTTATAAGACTTACAAAAACATTGAGCTTATATTAAAGAATGAATTTAATATTAAATTTAATGAGTTTGATAAAAAAATATATATCCAGAATAAGGGCCAGTGGTACAAAAGTTCTAAGAGAGGATTATTACAGAATATAGACATCACAATGATGCACAGAGCACTTCAGACGAAATATAATGTGCATACATCAAAACAACTGGTAGAAGATTCAGTAGATATTGTTGCTAATCTTAATACGTACCATCCTATAAAAAGGTATCTCGATGGTTTAACCTGGGATGGTACGCGTAGGGTAGATTCGCTGCTGACTAACAGCTTTGGTACACCGAATGACAGCTACCATAGAGACATTATAAGAAAATTTTTACTGGCTGCAATTTATAGGATATATGACTCACCTATAAAATTTGACCATGTGCTAACGCCAGTTGGCAAAACTGGTTATGGTAAGAGTAGCTTTTTCAAAATACTTTTCGGTAAAAGCTATTTTACCGATAGTCTATCACTAAATGAAATGAAAGACAAGACTGGTGCTGAAAAATTACCCGGAAAATGGTGTATAGAGCTTGCAGAAATTGCGGGAATGTACAGAACAGATAATGAAGTAGTGAAAAGTTTTTTAACAAGGGAATCTGACTATTACAGGCCACCATATGCTAGAGTGCTTGAAGATATGGACAGAACTTCTGTTATAGCTGCAACTACAAATGAAAGTGACACCGGGTTTTTAAAAGACTTAACTGGAAATAGAAGATGGTGGCCGTTTTTGACTAAATGCAAGGTAGACCATGAATGGCTGTATAGCATTCGCAACCAGGTTTGGGCAGAGGCAAAGCAGATATACGACACCGGGGGAGAGGAACTATATTTAACCGACTATGATTCTATAAAAGAATCTATTAGAATACAAAATTCATTAATAGCCGTGGATGACAACGTAGATTATGTTGCTAATTATCTTGAAATGCCTGTTCCCGGAGATTGGTATAAGTATGAGCTTCACCAGAGGCGGGCTTACATAAAGTCCTACATGGCTGGTTCTGTAAATAAAGACATGCTTAAAGAATATACAGTTAGAAAGTATATAACAATCGCGGAAATCTGGGGAGAACTATTTAAAAAAGAAATAGAGGATAAAAAACTAGTAGACTCCAGGAACATTAGAGCCATGCTGTTAAGTATGAATTATGACCTGGAAGAGAACAAAAAAATAGATACCCTGTGGGGTAGGCAAAAAGCCTATAAGAAAATATAAAGAGGAGGTCCTAAGTTATGAAAAGTAATATAATAAAAATTATTTTCTGGATATTATGGATGCTATTAAATTTAGTACTTTTTATAAAAGGTACACTACCTGATTTTTACGCTGGAGCAATATTAGGAATAAGCTTTTTTATGTTTTTAACTACTATAATAGATACCATAATATCCACACTAGGC